ACATACTCTCTATCTTTGCCCTCAGCTAATGGAATCCACACCTTAAAATCTTGCCTTTTTTCATAGACTTTATCCATTTGATTTAAAAACCAATCATAACCTTTATAGGTATGCGCCCTATGATTAAATACAATTATCTTCTTTTCTTTATCATAAGGTTGTTTTGTTATTTTAGGTGGCTCTTCAGCTCCTAAATACATTGGCTGTAATATATTATTAACCCTATCTACTATCTTATCATTAAAATAATCTTTAGCATGTTGTATAACTAAATCTTTTTGGGCTTGAGTATTAATCCCACATCTATACATTTCTAATAAACCTAAAATATTATGATTTACAACTGTCATAGGATAATTTGTTACTTGTTTAAATTCTGTCCAATGAGTATAACCAAAAAATACAGGTTGCTCATTAGTTTCATTATAAAATAAATTCTTTAATAATAAAGTATGTTCAGGTAAATGGCTAAAAACTAAATCATAAGTTTTATTTTTCCAATCTATATGGTCTAATATTAATTTACTATCAAAATGTAACCTCATTTGATTAGGATAAGAGGGTAAAGGCATTATACATTGCCTTGTATTAGGAAATTTTAAACTCTCTATTACTTTAGGACTTAAAATAGTAAAATCTAAATCCTCTCTTATCTTATTTAATTCTCTAATAATATTACATAAAACTACTACATAGCTGTCTTTCTCAAGGTCTTTTTGAAATGTTATATTAGGATATACTAAAATATTATACATTAGAATAACCTTTCTTGTTTATCCGCTTCAAAACTCGCATCATACCTTTTGTTATCTCCTTTAGGGTATGGGCATTGGGTATAAAGAAATTTAGATTTCATTTCTTTTACTTGTTTTTTACTACCTAAAAAATAGAAATATCTATGTTTACCCTCTTGAGTTACCTTTTTAATTTCTCCACTACTCAAAGCATTTTCCTCACTACCATACCTAGACCATATAGTTCTTTCGTGTATGTCTTCACCCTTTATATCAACAAACTTGGCTCTGGGTGGGGTTAAACCTGTATATAGCCAATTGGTAGCTTGGTATATATAGCCATGATGCCCAAAATTAGAATCTGCATAAGATACTAAACACATTGGCTTTGGTAATAAATTTAAACTATGAGAAATGAAATAACTCTCCCCATTCTTACCAACTTCTTCCTCTAAAACTAACCTATTTAGTTCCAATGTTTCAACTTTAAAATCATCTTTAAATAAACATTCCCCACTATTCATCATTCTTGCAGGCATACCAAAGGTGCAAACCCCTTGTAAAAGGTTGTTCTTATCAAATAGCCCATAAGCATAGCTAATAGAGGGCAATCTGTGGGCATAGTGTTTCTTGAGAAGCCAATCCCTTATCTCATATTTATTTACTAATTCTACTTTATAAGCTTCTTTAATCATCAGAACAACCTTTCATGTATATCGGGTTCATAATTGGCATTGTATCTAACATTGTCGCCTTTAGGATAGGGTTTTATAGAATATTTTTCTAATAATGCTTTTTTCATTTTTTTCTTATCTAATTTATTACCTAAAAAATAAAAGTATCTGTGTTTCCCTAATATAGTCTTTTTAGTATAACCATATTGCTCTAAAACATCCATTGCATTAGTTCCATACCTATCAAATAAAGTTTTTTTATGAGTTTCTTTACCAGCCCTATCTACAAATAAAAAGTAATTACCACTATCTCCTGTATATATCCAATTCGTTGCTTGATAGATATAACCGTGATGATGGGCGTTAATATCACTATAAGAAATCAATACAATGGGTTTAGGTAAAAATTTAAAAGTCTGGGTTACAAAATAACTTAAAACATTTTTTTCATGTCCTTCATTTATAACTAATCTTACTAATTCTAAAACTTTATATTCTCCTATATTATTATTGTTAAAATTAGCTGGCATACCATAGCCACACACACCATTTAATACTTTATCCCTATCAAATAAACCAAATATGTGCATTAAAGAAGGCATAGACTTAGCGTAATGTTTTTTTAATACCCATTCTTTTGCTTCATATCTGTTTATAGGTTCTATATAATATTTTTCTTTTACCATTTCAAAATAACCTTTCTTGTATGTCAGGGGTGTAGGAAGCATCATACCTCTTATTTTCACCTTTAGGATATGGAAGTATTGGCAAAGTTAAATGCTTTCTCATTTCTTTTTTCTGCTTTTTATTTCCTATAAAATATAAATATCTAAACTTGCATAAAGGATTTTTCACCACCATTTGCTATCCAATTTTCTGTCATATTTTTACTATCATCATATTTAGGAAATGTTTTTTTCATCCATTCAACAGTGATTGTCTTGGCATGATATTCTCTTTCATTAAATATCCACTGCTTATCTTTACCACCTTTTTGGCTAACACCAGTATAAATCCAATTAGTAGCTTGATAAATAAAACCATGATGATTATTATTTGGGTCAGCAAAACTAACTATACAAGAAGGAGATGGTAAATATACATTTAAAACTTTAGATACAAAAAAGGATAAACTATTTCTTGGCATATTGTCATTTATTACTAACCTTGTTAATTCATAGGTATCTACCTTATAATCATCAAAAATCCCTGCCCCATAATTAAAAGCACACGGGGGCATTCCGAGGATGCAAACACCTTGTAAGGTCTTGTCTTTAGTAAAAAGCCCATAGGAGAACATTGTAGAAGGCATCCTATGGGCATAATGTTTCTTTAAAATCCATTCACGGATTTCAGATTTATTTACAATATCAAC